AACATTACTGACTATTCGCCAGAGTTACAACAGTTCAATGATCAACTTGATGAACTGATCAATGATGCATATTATAGTATTTGGACAATGAAACGTTGGAACTTTGCAACCAAACTAAGCACATTGCATTTTCATATTGATATGACTACTACTGTTGATGATGATAGTGGTGTTGGTGGTGTAAATGCAAATGTTACGAATGGTGTAAGACAAGTTACATTCTCTCATAATATGGATCGTCTTGGTTTGATTGATGTTTGGGAAGGACAACCTATTGCCATACAAGGACAAGAGTACACCATATCAAAGATAACAGGTGGCAACTCATTGCTATTGACAAGTCCATTCTTAGGAACAACAAGCACAGATGATACAAGTTGGATCATAAAGAAGCGTTGGTATGATCTCCCGGAAGATTGTCTTGAACTATTGTACATTGGTCATCGTGACTATCCATACAATGCTACTGCCGGAACCCAAAATCCTTATGGCAAATCTAGTGCATTGTTGCCACGTAGAGAAGAAGATATAAATTTACGAGCAGACTATGCAAGCGATTATGCAGAAGCATATATACCATCACCAACACTATATATAGAACCAGCAGAAACATTAGAACTTACTGTAGGTGATGGCGGTTCAGTACAGAACAATAGTTACTACGAGATATGTTGGGCGTTCATAAAAGATGGTAAAGTAGGTGCATTGTCAGAACCAAAGATAGTGTATCTTGGCGAGGGCGACAGTAAAATCTTTGTATCTTTTATGTCTTGGGATGGTAACAGTATTGAAGCTGACACCTACAATAGTGCAGACACAGAACCATCTAATTGGGAATCCTATAGAAAGATTATATATTGGAATAAGAATCTCAATAGAACCACAGGAGAACGACAAGGCTTACCTTGCTGGCTAGAGTTGATCAATGGTGGTGGAACAAGGAATACGCCATCATATCTTGCACCTGTGATTGTAGAAGATACATTGAATGCATACACAATCACCAATATAAATCAGTTCGACAATGGCGCAAAAAGATACATCGAGCGTGATGGACAATGGCAACAAATCAGACCATATCCACGCGTGAATGGCTTTGACTTTGAGATACCACATACCGAAACACAAAAGCATAACTACGTGCGTGAGGGCGTAATACGCTATCTCAAAAAACCACAAGATATGTTGCTTGCTACAGATAGTCCAGAGATGCCATATGAATTTCATCAACTTGTTGTGTACAAAGCATTGGAAGATATATATCTGAAACTTGGACAACAAACACTTGCATCTACATACGAAAAGAAATACTCTAATGAAATCAAGAACTTAGAGAAACGATACGTAGATAAGATAGACTTTCAAGTAGTGCGTGGACAGTTCAGTTTGAATGGACAGTTCTATAGTGGATATAATGGATCAACACTACGGAGATTGAACTGATGAAACCACAACGATTACAACAGTATATCCCATTGCGTGGAATCAACAATGTATTGAATCCAAATTTGGGCGATGCTAACATTATACAGAACTGTAGATACGAGCATCGTGGTGGATGGGTAGCCAACATAGGTGTAGAATCTTGGTGGAAATTTCCAAGCAACTTTGTTCTATCCGTGCTTGACTTTCAAAAGTATATTCAGCCATCCGTAGACAGTTGTTATCAATGGAAACGACAAGGTAGCAATGATGTATACACATTCGTTGAACAAGGTGGTAGGCTATATTACTTGCTTGGCAACAAAGGTGCGTATGGTTCCGGGCAATATACTAATGATCTAGTCCTTGTGGATGAAGATAGACACGTTCCCAAGCAATCCGAGATAGGAAGCCAATACATAAATCTTGGACAACATCTACTCATATTGAATGGATATGACAGAGCAATACTATTCAGTGGTGATCGCAAATGGCGTGACTTTGGCTATGTTATTGGCACTCCATCGTGTAATCCATTGGAGGTAGATAGTGCATATAAGCAAGGCCAATACTTAAATGGTGGTACTGCACTATACTTTACCCAAGCATCCCAATCCGGGCTAGGCTTGACAGATGGAACAGTAAATATATACAACTATAAATGCACACTCATATCCGATATAGGTGCTGAAAGCCCATTGTCTGCATCACAAAATGTAGTATGGTCTATAGATCAATCTGCCGGGAGCGCAGAATATAAGTATGGTGTCTTTGTTGAGATGCCCATAGGACAACGTGGCACTGTAGCAAGAAGATTGTATAGAACCAAAAACATCACAACATCTGGCGAGATATACTACTTTGTCGCACAAATCAATGAGAACTCATCGAGATGGTTCGCTGATATATCCCCTGACACCTTGCTAGTAAATGAAGCACCAAGCATATTTGATAGTACAGTGATCAACACAAACTATCACTTTGGAGAGGTATGGGATAATAGATTGTGGCTTGCACTTGGCAATAAGATAATATACTCAGACAGTGGTATCTTCGAACAGTTCGGTGCATTGTCTTACTTTGATCTTGGTAATCTTGTTGGTGGTGATGTTACACAACTAAAAGCATTCTATAATAATCTTATAGTGTTCCGAGAAACTGCAATAAACATCATATCTACTCTATCCAACAATGGTCAATATACTATCTCTACAGTTACCAATACTGTAGGCACAAGAGCAAGCAACAGTGTAGTACTGATACCACAACTTGCAGTAATGTTCTTAAATGAGCAAGGTGTATGGTCTTTGACAGGTGGATTAAATGGTGGTGCAAGTATACAAATTAATCGTGTAAGCCAACCTATTGATCAACAACTTAAGGCAATGAATACATCTATGCTCCACAAAGTTGTGGCTTCCTATAGTTCTGTGGAAAAAGAAATGTGGATGCACGTGCCTATCAATGATAATAATGTACCAAATATGGGCATTGTATTGCACTTTGAGCCAGATGTGCCTATGTGGTCTTTACGTGGTGATGGTTCCAAGAAATCATATTGGACAGCTATGACCACAACAATAGATGGACAGTTCTTGCTTGGGTGTGCATCTGAATGGACTAATGGCTTTGGCTTAGGGTCCACAACAACAAAACTTGGACCATTGCAAGTATTGTCTGCAAGCAACTATTGGGGGCAAGCAGCAGATATAAAAACCAATGTAGAAAATATACTTACAATAGATGTAAATGATGCTAGCAACATAGGACACAAGTGGGAAAGCGAATGGTACAACATAGGCAATAACTCTGCAAAGACACGCTTCTATAGTGTAGAGTTAGAGGTTATGAGTTATGGTGACAATGGCTTTGACTTTTACTATTCCAAAGACTATTCATATTCTAACACCACCACCACCACACAAAAACAAGCCAAGTCAGAAACCGTATACACTGTCAACGAAGATGCAGTGTTTGGAGATAATAAGACAATAACAAAAGCACCATTTATCATTGGGTCTACCACACTAACAGATGGCAGACTTATCAAGTTGCGATACGATGTCAATACAGAGTTATGTGATCAGTTCAAGTTCGGTATCAAAACAGATAGCAACCAACAATGGCATCTGGTGTCTATGAACTTATTACTCGATGTATCTGACTTACCTGTATTGAATCAATCCACTAGAGTACAACACGGACAACCACGATGAAGAACTATACCAAAGTAGCACAGAAACAGTTTGATCAAGTTAAAACAGAGAATTTGAACGCAAACAATAAAGATACCGTTGCAACATTCAATGGCAAACTAGATGCACAAAATATGCCTGTCAAGTCTTTGTCTAGACAAAAGATGGAAAATGGTAAGATTATATCTACATCCACAGTAAATCGTTATGGCTTCTCTTGGCTTGGACAATCACAAGACTATCACTTTGTAAGACGATGGACTACATATGAGGGTGGTAACGATATATGGGAAGAGATATATACTTTTGATTTATACAATAAAGAGTGGAGATCTGGGTGGAATAATGCAACTGAAATACATTCTTCTTTTGCTGACTTTACTCTAGACTTTATTGGCGAAAGTGGTATGTTACACGGATGTGCCGATATAAATTTTAGACACGGTACAGATATAATGGCAGATAATAACAATGTTCACGTTGAGTTCTCGGATGGCTGGTGGACACGTTGGGGCATCTTTGTGAACGATGTGCTTGTTGCTGAAACAAACAAACTATATCCACGATTAGAGAACATTATGTTGCCATATAAGATACCGTGTGGATCACAACCAATACGCATAGAGTTAAAATGGCAAACAATAACAACAAGCGCATATCCAGAACTAGGGGTAACAACACAACCATATTCTAGGTTAGAGATATACGGACTATCTATTTGGTGTTGCAACACAAGGAGATGATATGGCTATCATAGGAAATACATATATACAAGCTGGCACAAAACCTACTGCTGCTGAACTCAACAAAGTATATGATGATATGGCATCTACTACTGTAGTGGATGATAACACAATGAGCAGATGGGCAACAAGAGAACACTTGAATGTTAGCACATCTAGTCTATCATTCAATACCTTGTACAACAAAGACTACGATGGTACAACATTGTGGACTATACCAAGTACATCTTGGACTACTATAAATAATAGTGGTGTGGATGCTACACAAGTTCTACCAAACTATGTGACAACTAGAGATACATTGGTTCGTGTGCAAGCAAGTGGTCTTATTGCAAGCATTGTTATTGATCCTACTATTAGAGATGGTAATGGAACAAGTGGACAAACAAACTATAATACATATAGTTTTCGTATTTTTGCAACGTTGAATGGTGGATCAAACACTATTGACATTGCTAACTGTACATATAGTCTTACACAAAAAGCAATAATAACACATGAGCAAGTATCCGCATTGGTAAGAAAACCTATTGCATATAGATCGTTTGGGTTCAGTGGATTAACTTGGATAGCAAGTGGAAACCTTATAGACAAAATAGAACTACAAGCATTAGTTGGGAATGCCAGCCAAACAGTAAATATAGAACACAATCACTTACACGTTATATTGGCAGAGGTATAAAATGGCATTTGTAAAACCATATACATATATAGATACCGCAGTTCTTAATGCTGCGGACCAAGAAAGCAACGAGCAAGCATTGCAAACGTATGTAAACCAAGAGATTGTAACAACGGATATATCCGCACAAAGCATCAATGGAGATAACATTGCAACTCCACGATACATAAGCCCTGTAAACAATATGGACTTTGTGACCAAGACTATACAAGGTAACGCACTATTACGACAACCACAACAATATGCGTGGTTCTCTAGCACTACCAAAACAGATGCACAGGTGTCTACTACTGTGGAAGATTGGCAACACGTGATGAACAGTGGTGCAGAAATTTTCATACCACCAAGTATAACTAGACAAATAATGTACACTGCATATATCATTGGACACGGATATGATAACAACGTTGTAATCGGAAATGGTGGTCCTATAAATGGTCTGTGGGATAACAACATACAAATACAAATAGAAACTGATGGCGTAGAAACTAGATATAGTGGAAGCAGACAATATGTATTTGAGGGAGCCGGTATATCATCAGGAGCAGTTGACCCGGATGCTGGTGGTAATGCTTCAAGATATAGAGCAATGATGTTCACTAGAATATTGACATTGCCAAGTGGATATCATAAACTATGTCTAGTAGTAAACCCAAAACTAGAACGAATGAACATTAGTTGTCAATCATATTTTATTGAAACATTCTTTGCATAGGAAGGAGCAAATATGGATCCGTTAACATTAGCATTACTTGCCGGTGGTGGCACATTGGTTGGTTCGTTGCCAGATATAATACCTAGCAAGTATGAGCGTAATCAAAAAAAAGAACTAGAGAAACTGCAACGTCAACAAGAGATGGGGCAACTTGGTCTTACCGATAGAGAACGCCAAGCATTGCAAAACCAAATGCAAGGACAGATTGATCAATCCAATCAATATGCTGCAGCTGAACGTGCAAGGCTATCTAGTCCACAAGTAAATCCACAAGCAATGCTCCAAGCGCAAATGGCACAAGAGTCATCCAATCGCCAAATGGCAGATGCAGCCAAGCAACTTGAAAACATCAACTTGCAAAAGCAACAACAACAAGAACAATACATCCGTGACTTGCAAGCATCACAAGGCGAGTATGCTCGTAAACGTGCAGAAGCACTTGTTGCTCCTGTTACTGCTGGCGCACAAACTGCTATAGGTACACAGATGCCACAACAGA